CCGTCACGAGCTTGAGAAGATTGAAGAGATAGGCCAAGTAGAGCTTGTCGTACATATACGTAACAGGACCAAAGTACGTTTTGTACTTTGTTAAAACCTGATTAATCGTACGGTACAACCAAGCTTCATTGTCCAACCTCCTCATCGTCTCGGGCGGCCCCTTTATGTAAAGGGGACGGACGTCCCTGCCGTGGAAATAATCGCCACCGCAGCTCTCCCGGAAAAACTCTTCTCCAAAAAAGCTCTTGTCTGAGTTGGCCACGAGGCCAACGCATGTACAAGCTCGAAGGAAAAGAGGTACGGCAGCGCAAGGGATAATCACATCATCACCGAAGGTGTGTGTCCTATCCTTTAGCTTGTGCATGGCTTGCTTTATGTCGATGAACGCAGTACCTGGTGGGAACATCCCATCAGTAATCGACTGAGCAGCCATGGCCATACTCCAGAAAACCAACGTTTCAACAGGAAATGTTGTTGCATTGCCCATTGAACTAATCATATTCAGAGAGACCTCACGGTCCTCCTTGCCGCTTTTGTACCTAGCGACCGGACTCCGAATATCATGTAGAATGGCTGACCACTGTTTTGGAAACAGATAGTCAACCAAACCAATGGAGATCCGGTCAGATGCGTTGGAAAAGTCAATCGTCCCCATTTTATTGGAGACGGAACCCATCCAGGCAATCTTCCGGTGTTTCCTTTGGTCGTTGGCGAGAGAAAGACCCCACTGTTCCATTGCAGAATTCAACATTGCTGCTGTACCCTGTTGCAAGAACATATTAAATGTGGGCTCAGGACAGATCGTTCGATCTATAACTGACGTCTTTGGAACAGTGCAGAGCTTCGACCCAACCACTACCTGTAAGCAGTCCAACGGACGGAGTCCGTTGAAACTAGCAATCGCCCTCCAGATTTCTGGGAGGACGGTTTCCAGCAGTGGAAAGTATCTCGAAGCCATAGCCGTCGATGAGATCGGTGCCTTAAACTTGCGTTCAAGGGAGGTGTCCGTAAACGGAACACCGACCGACACGCCAGATGAATGCTTTGCGCACTCGATCATGGTTGTCTCATCGAACACTTCACCTAAAACCACATGCACAATCGCTTTCGCGGTTAGCATAAGGCGTAAGATGTCGTGTTCCATCACAGATGTACCAAGTCGTCGATATTGGCTCATCTCCTCGTTAACCTCTAAAAAGAGATCTATCGCTTTTTTCGAAGTGTCGTGGGCAGTCTGCGGAAGTATATACTTCTTACTCAGGTTTTTCTCCTGCGCAGCTACGGAAAAACGGTATGGTCGAGGATCAACTAAGGAAGGTTGATCACGATTTAGGTCAATGGAGAGTCTCTGCGAACTCTGGATCAGTACGTCCGCAGGATCAAAGAACGTTTTGTTCGTTTTGGGTTGTTTCATTGGAGGATCTCCGTAATGAATTTGAACAGTTGAAGTACTAGACTGCGTTCATGAGTCGGAGACCCATAGAACAACAGTAAGACCAGAGCTAATCTAAAAGCGGGGCTAGAACAGCCCGAGAGTTTAAAGTAACGAACCAGTTTTCCAGTACGGAAGAAATGCAGCAGTACCCAACATCTGGGCACCTTGCTCGCAATAGCTTTCGATCTCGGCATCCGTGGTTTCGATATCAAAACCTCCGGTAATTCGCAGCGTGTTGACTGTTCGAACGAGATCCGCACGCACTTTGGGAAATTTCAGGAGCACCTCGCGGCGCGCCTGAGAATAACCACCGAGTGATGCGGCGTTCGGAGTCGGCAACTTCGCGTTGAACTCGGCGATTCGTTGCGCAAGCGCACCGACGTCGGTCGAGAATATCAACGTGTTCCGTCCGTTTTGGACACCCAACGAACTAAGGGTCACATCAGTGCCCCCCGAAGCAGCTACGGTTGTAGCCCCTTCTTTAATAATACTGGCGATAGCCACTATTTGTACTCCATAGGAGGACGGAAATCAACCACTAAGCCGAAGCGTAATGATAGAAAGTACGTCCAAGGTTTTTGAAAGACTGCCGAGAAGGCCTGAGGGTTTTCCCCCAAGAGCGTCAGCAATCACCGGTCTCCATTTTGTACGATCCCATTGGATTGTCTTTTGGACCCAAGGAGAAGTGTACCCAGGTGTATATGTTCGCTCCAAGAAGTTGAACACTGGAGTGTTAGTGGACGTAATACGTCGAGATGACGTAGTTTCGCACCACTCTGATTCATATCCACCTAGCTGTTTCACATTTAGAGAAGTCAAAGACGTAGCGGCTCGCAGAACGTTCTTAGTATCTAAGACGCGGTCTACGATAAACGATAAGGGAGATAGCTCCCAAAACGTTACCGGAATGTCACGAGCTCTCCCACCAACCTGGCTAGCGAAATCGGCAACATCCTTACGAAACGTAAGTATGCCGGCTGCTAGGAAGTACTTTCGCGAGATCGATCTCTCCCAGTTGAAACTGGTGTTGAGTTCGGATCCCACTACAGTACCGGTCGAGTATAAATGCGGGACTTCTATCTCCTTAATGGAAGAGAACCTTTGTAAGTTTCCCTTCCGGACTAGTGAATCGTG